TCCGGATTGATTGTACGAGCTCTTAGACGGAGCTGTTACCGTAGCTTCATACTTTCCACTTGTACTGTTAAGTGTTAACGTATACGTTTGACCGTTAATAGTCGCTTGTACTGTTTTTATAGCCATATCTTTTTCTCCTTTTTCTCTGTTTTTACTCAATAGCACAACTAAATTCTGATATGGAAAGAACTAAAAATATTGTTTTTCAATCGTGCGGTAGTGGCACGAGTATTTCTGTCACTATGAAGAATCGAAATGCTATAAATAAAACCTGTGATAAAATGCCGTTATTTGTTATTGGAAACGGAAACGGAATACCAATGTGTGCAATCATTCTAATCAATATTTCAGGTGCAAATATAAGCGTTGATCAAGTTACAAATCTTACTGGTTATAACTTAAATTGTTCAGCAAGTGGGGATTCGTTCAATATATATAATCTTCCTAATTGGGGTTATTTCATGGTCATAGCTCCACCAGGAGTTTATTTAGATCAGTCCAACAACGTAATTTAAATAAATTGCACCGAACTTGCAGGTGCTACTATATTTGCAATAACTACACCATTACTTATGCTTGTTGCACATCTAACAGTTAATTTATTTCCGTTCACTGATATGTATCCCGAATTTCCAATTGGCGTCCAATTCTGATCTAAAATCTCACATGGGGCAAATAAACTACATGTAAAATTTACGCCATTCGGAAGTTTATACGTGTTATCTGTATTCCCCCCAGTTAGATTTGCACCAAAAAATGCAGATACTATTACAATATCTTTGTTTCTTTTTACATATAAATTTGGTGATGATCGCTCTTTGAATACAGAATCAGAATTTAGCTGCGTAATAGCATTAGCATTTGCTTTCATCTGCTTATCAATAATATCCATGTTATCATTCTGCACATCGACATCGTAGAAATCTGCTCCGTCCGGTTTTGTTAATCCGTAGTTCGTTGTCTTTGTTGCCATCTTTATTCTCCTTTCAGAACAGTATTTCTAACCTGTTCATGTGTGTATTTTTTCAAATAATCATGCGTAAATACATGTAATGTTTCGTGCTGGTTGTATCGCAGTCCTATGTCCATCGTCATGTTTAGTGGCACAATTTCTTCTAATAGTTGCTCGAAGTCGTTATACATTTGTTTTCTAGTCAGCTCTACCAGGCATTTCAGTTCCATTTCTTCTGGTAATACGACCAATGTATAATTTTCCTCTCCTAGTAGATTGTTTAAGCGATTTAAAAGGTCATTATATGTATATGGGTAATCATCGTACCATTTTATAAGTACTCTAAATCTTCGGTCTTCCAAACTGTCTGTATCTTGTGGCTGTATTTTTAGGATCTTTTCTCGCCTTGATATTCCATATTCGGTTGCTGTACGAATGCAAGTATCAAGATCTCTATCCCTTATTTCTTTTTCCAAGCGTTGCCCAATCTTTTCTTCTGCTGCATAAATTGCCATGATTTCATCTATGTTTTCTATTGCCGCCGGAATTTCTAACTGCATGACACCGCCCCCTTAATCGGTACTACATTTTCTTTCATTGTAATATTTTCAGTTCCGCTATTTAGAAGTACGTTTGTTACATCTGTGATTCCGTCAATGTTATATATCGCATTTTCAACCGCTGCCTTTCTCACAATGATCGAACTTGTATCAACCCATGTTTTTCGCAGCGATAACATATATCCCTCGATTGCTTCTTCAATCTGAGTTTTTAACCCTTCTGCTGAGTATCCAGTGTCATATGTTGCTACCGCTGATACATTGATCGTATACTCGTCCACAGTTGATATGATCACAGAATGACCAATCGGTGCAATCCCAATTCCTTCGCCATGATTTTGTACTGGATCTACTTGTTTTTGCACCGAGTCTATTAATTCTTTCGATGCTTTTCTGTATTCATCTGATATAATAACAGTTGATATACTGCTGCCTTTTCTTCGATATGTCTTTTCTCCACCAACTCCATCGATCGCTTCTATTTCTTCTTTGTAGTATGCTTTGTTTCCTGCAAATGGTTTGATTCCAAAGGAATCTTCTATTCGCATTCGGTAAGATTCTTCATCTTCTTCGTCTGTTCCTGGAACTAATAATTTTGTCAACTGTGCATCTTCTAACTCGTCGATGTCGTCCAGGCACATAAGATCTCCGGTCCATCCATTTGGTTCTGTTCCTGCATCTTCACATTCCAGTCTATACTTATGTTCTTCTTCATTGATCACATCTGTTGCAATGTAGTTGTAATCATCTCCGCTGAATTCCGTTCCAATCGGTACAGTTGCATTAAATACACCTTCAAATTGTGCTGGTGTTGCTTCTTCTATGTACACACCTTTTTCTTGTCCGAATCTTACCAAATGATCCAGATCAGCAGTGTCGCTGTACTGATTATCAACAAGTGCCGACAATTCTGTATATACTTCTTCCAGTCTTGCTCCGTGTTTTGCACATGAGTGATAAATTAGTGATCCCTCAGATGTATCCAATCCATCTGGCATTTCTTCCATCATTTCTTCCATGATCACATCCATTGTCATATCTTCATACATCTATATTCATCTCCTCATCTCCATACTCTGTTAGCAATCTGAATTTTATATTCATTGTTTCTTTGCTTCTGTCTACTTCAAGATCTGTTATGCCTGTGATATAGGCATTCGGTTCCAAGCATTCTGTTATGAGTCGATTTATCTCGCTTTTTACATATTCATCAGAATGCGTATATCCTATCAAATCATTGATTTCTGATCCGTATTCCCACGAATACTGCACAAAACGATATCTTTCAATTTTAATTGTAAAATACGCCCATACAGCTAACGCTCTTGCTCCTTCTGCTATTTTCCCGTTTAGTTTTCCAGAAGAGAAATCAATATCATATTCTTTCGGATAATATTCAATTTCTTCTTCCTCTTCTAATTCTTCTTTATCTTCCTCAAAAGGAAACATTATATACTCACCACCTTGCATATAACCGCATATTCTTCATCGCTTATCTGTACAATCAGAACTTTGTCGCCATTTTCCAAAGATAACCCTTCCGCGATCAGGTAATCATCTTTGTCCAATTTCTGGCCATGATGGATCACTTGTCCATCGGATACATAAGCCTTTTCAATTGATGCTGAATTATCCTTTTTCCCTTGCTTTCTCATAACTTCTAAGATTCTCTCACATCCGTTCATTACAAGATTCTCCTTCCTTGCATCCAATGTTTTGAATAATATGCATTGCTTAAGTTACTGATCTTTACTCCAGAATTTGAGCAATGAATAAATTTATTGGAACCGATATAAATTCCGACATGCGATGGACCTGATTTGTACGTGCCCTGGAAGACCACTAGATCTCCCTTTTTCAAATTCTTTTTCTGTACTTTCGTTCCTTTTGTTGCTTGAGCACTTGCAGTTCTTCCTATCTGTTTTCCTGTTGTCTTACGAAATACAAATGATGTAAAACCAGAACAATCACTTTTTCCGGAATCCGGTGACGATGCACCAAACGTATATTTTACTTTTCCAATATACGTTTTTGCCTTCGCTATCACTTTATCTGCTTGCTTGGTATTTACCTTTTTTTGTTTGAACCCTGTTCCATTTCCTATGATCGCATATCCTGTACGCTTTCCGAATCGATTGCACTGTGCTTTGGTTTTCATTAATAGGTCAAAATGATACACGCCGTTTACAATCTTTATCACTCCACCGCGATCGTTAACCTTATGAACCTTCTTATCTCTGCTCGTTTTTGTGCCTAGCACTTGGATTTGTGTTCCATATTTCACAGAACCAGGTGCAGCGCATGTATACTTGCTCGGATCTAGTTTTTTCCCTTTGCAGTCATAATAACCACCTTCCATTTTGTTCGATGCCGGATAATATGCTGTAAATAAGGCCTTTACTTTTTTTCCATTTAGTATTCCTGTACTTACAGTTCCAGAGCTTGAATTCGATTCTGTATCATCACTTTCTGTTTCCATGATATTTTTAAACGCCAACTCTAGCGTCATTGTATGGATTCCATTCTCAAATGTATGTGAATCATTCTCTATCCAAAATATTCCGTCAAGTCCAGTGTCTACATCATGAATTTTTATTCCATAACCAGAGATGCATCTGATATCTCCAATTGCGGTTAGGGATGCTGTTTTTTCTAATCCGGTCAACGTATTTTTTGCTTCTTTTTTTCCATTCCCTTTTTCGACAGATAGCGAATCCTGGAACGTTCCATATGCACTGATCCAGTTTTTATTAGATACTGTACCAATTTTCTTATTCTTTGAGTTATAAATAGCAACCTTGTTGATCATATTGTCATTTGTTTCTTCATAACTCGATTCTGTAATACCTTCATTTTGATTTAGTGTAACATCTAGCAGTTTCCCTTTTTTGATCACGGATAGCTGATCGCCTTCCATTAAGATCTGGTAATTTGTTCCTGTCTTTTTTCTTGCTTTCGTATACGCTGCAAGAATCATGTTGTAATATTCTTTATCGGTAAAAAGCATTTTTTTGATTTTCACTTTTGTTTTTGCAACACTTTTTACTTTAATTTTTAGATCTTTGCAAACCAATCGCGTGATCTGTTCTGGTGTTTTTTTCTTGAATTTATAAGTTCCCTTGCTACGAATCAGATACAGCATATAATCATACGCTGTATAGCTGATTGTGCCTGCTTCTCCTTTTCGCTCTCTTTTTGTGACCTTCCCATGAAACTTCTTTTTTGATCCATCGTAGAAACAAATAAGATCGCCTGTTTTGATGTTCGGCGTTTTTATATATGGATCGCCTGCCGGATTCGGCAATGCAAGTTCTAATGAGCGTGCGGATGAATAAGCACTTCCAGACCATGTTACTGTATTAATCAGATCAGATATGTCATTACCTTTCCATGTAACTTTTATGCTCATTTCGGTATCACCAACTTCGTTCCTGAATATATATATCTTCCTTTACTACTGCTTCTTCTACCACGTTTTTTTGCTGCCTTTTCAATCACGCTTTTATTTTTTGCGTAAATCTTCGAAGCATTTGCAGATTTTCCTGTTTTTTTCTTTGCAATCTTTTGTAATGTATCTCCAGATTTGACTGTGTATTTTACCGTTTTTGTACTCTTTGTCTTTCTCTTCTTTCCAGATTTCTTTGTTACTTTTTTCCCTCCAGATGTTTTCTTCTTTGTTTCCAAATAAGATACTGTTACATATTCCTTTGCATCTAATGTAAAAGCTACATCTCCAGATCCGTCTTCTTCTCCGTACTCTAGAGATTCTATTGATACATACTTGTTAAAATCTGCTCTTCCTGTGATCACAAGCGTTGGAGTAATCTTGTTTTCTTTCCAATTCTTTATTTTGTTAATATATGTATATGGATTTGTGTTGAATCCTTTGTATTGGCAAAAATCATACTCCTGAGCCGGAAAAAAGGAACTTAGCTCTACTGTTTCTAAGTTCCTTTCTCCTAACAGATTTATTTCTCCTTTTCGATGCACATTTTCTGATGTGTTATTTTGTGACGTTCCGATTTTGAAACTTGATGGCAAAATCGGTAACCGGATCTTGTCATTTCCATTATTCAACCATATTTCCATAACATTCTCCTTATGCTGGTACTGCTTCGAATTTGTCTGCAAATTTATCCATCATTTTATCAATGTCAGCTTCTTCCCTGATCACGATTGTATCTGCAAATTTTTCAATTTTATAAACTTTCTTTCCTTCGTTTCGTGCCATTCTGACCGAAGTATCATGCGGATATACTCTGCTGCCTCTTGGGAGATCCACAATCTCTCCACCTCTTTCATTGATTTGTACAATTCCACCGCTCCAGTTATTTGTTCCTTTTGCTAGCATTGGAATCTTAGGAATATTGATACCGTATTGTTTTCCACCATATTTTCCAGGCACCCATGATGGAATTTTTACGCTAACTTTATTTAATCCACTGATCGCTGTATTCACAAGTCCAATCACTGTATTAAGTGGAGCTTTTGCAATGCCAACAAGTGCTTCAAACGCTCCCTTGAATATATTTTTTACTCCATTCCACGCCTTTTTCCAGTTTCCAGTAAATACGCCTGAAATAAATTCTATAATTCCTTTAAATGCTGTTGTGACTCCATGTACAACGTCAATCGTCGATTTTAGCCATCCTGAGTATCTTGCTACTACAAATGATAAAACGATAGTAAATGCTTTTTTAAATGCTCCAGAAAGAAATGTTGCTACTGGTCTTAAGCCACTTATAATCTTTCCTGCTCCTTTTCCTATCGTTCCAAATGCTGAACTAGCTGTCTTAGCAATGCTCTTTACAGTTGATCCTAGTTTTTTCGTATCAACGCCTGCTGCATTCAATGCTGTGACTGCCGTTTTTTGCATATTTTTTGCTGCTGCCGTAATTTTATTCCAATTTTTGTAAACCAAAACCGCAGCAATTGCAATTCCTGTCAAGATCAAAACAATTTTTCCACCCGGAGTAATTAAAGAAGCAAAACTTTCTGCCCCTTGGACAGTTTTTATCATTCTTCCGACATTCCAATACAGCGCACCAACTCCTTGTGTTAGTTTCGCGATAATCACGATCGCCGGACCAACTGCCGCTACAATCAATGCTACTTTCACAATAAATTTCTGCGTTTCTGGAGACAACTTCGAAAATCTATCTGTCAACTCGCTGAGCTTGTTCGCTGCCTTTGTTGCTGGCTGTACTACTACCTGTAATACTGCACTTCCAAATACAGTTAATGAATTTTTTACAACATTGATTGTTTTTCGAAGTTTACTCATAGATGTCTGCATATCTTGTAAAGCTTTTTCCGTTGATCCCTGAGCTTTCCCCATCTTTGCAGTCTTCTCTTTGAACGTTTCATACTGGCTTCCAGTCAGTGCCAACGCTGCGGTTAATGCTCTTGAATTGCTAAAAAGCTGAGCCATCTTATTTGACTGCCCACCTGTTTCTTTCTGCAAGATTTTCAGCACTCCCTGCATTCCTTCTGCTTTTATCATAGCCTGACCATTTTCATAGCTGTATTTCTGCATCAGTTTGCTCATGGATTCTGTTGGTTTTAACAAACCTGTGAACAACCCTTTCATCTGTGTTGTAACTTCCGCAGTATTGCCAGTAACACCTGTCAAGGTTGCCATAGATCCAAAGAGTTCTTGGTATGACACATTTAATGATTTTCCCAACGGGAATAGCGGTTGCATCGATGCCGCTAATTCTTTATAGGTTGTGACCCCTAATTTCTGAGTCTGAAAAGCCATGTCTGAGATGCTTTGTGCTGTTTTTACATTTACACTGTCATACCCCTTCATAGCAGAGCTGATCAGTGCCACGGATTCCTGTACAGATGATCCGCCACCCTTTGCAGCTTTTGCCGCAACATTGAAAATCTTTTGTGTTTTTGTTCCAGAGTCTCCAATACTGGAAATCATCTGGTAAACTCCTTCGGATATCGTATGCAGTGCTATGCCTGTTTCATTTGATGTCTTGATTGCCATGTTTTTATAGCTTTTCAAGTGATTATGATTATCGAGCAGTGTGTTTACCTGCCCCATATCCTTTTCAAATGTGTCCGCCATTTTTCCAGAAGCGGCCATGATTCCGATAATCGGCACCGTTACCTTTTTTTCCAACGATGTCCCTACGGATTCTAAGTTTTTTCCAGTTCGCTTGATGCTATTTGCCGTTTTCTGGATCTGTCTTCCCTTCGCTTGCATTTCTGCGGTTGCTTTGGAAAGCGGAGAGGAGAACTTATCCACTAAACGCAACGTTGCATCTACAAATCTATTTGCCATTTAGTTGTTCATTCTCCTTCCTAATGTCCTCAATCTCTTGATGTACAAAAGCAGCCATGATCATTTGTTCATGACTGCTCATTTCTGTAAAATCTCTTGGTAAAATATTATGAAGACGAAATAACCAATACATTGTGTTGATTTCTCCGTCTTCATAGATTAGTTTTTTACATCATTCTCTGTTGCTTCGTCTTCCTGGTCCTTGTAAAAATTATTGATTGCATCTGAGATCTCCTGAATCTCTCCATCAAACAATAATTCAGCTAAGTCTTTTGGTGTTGCTGCTCCAAAATGTTCTAAAAGTCTTTCATCTTTTAGATTTGGCTCTTTTACTCCGTCCATCAATACAAGGAGATCTGAATCATGTGCATTTACTAGGAGTAAGTTTCCTTTCTTGTCCAATGTATTTAATGCACGTTCTCTCAGTTTCCTTTCTTTTACTTTTCGCAGCGTAATCTCTCCATCTCCAGTCAGTCGTTCCATATTCTTACTGTGATATGTTTTTGTACATTCTTTTGTCAGTTCTTCTTTGTCTACGTTTAATAATTTATCAATTAAATTCATTCTTTTTCTCCTTCTAATCGTCGATTGTATCTAGCATTTCGGCTGTCGTAAATGTAAATGGAATACTTTCTTCTCCTAACTTGTTTGCTTCCCAGTCAACAAGTTTTACTTCGTCGAACGTACAATTCGTTAATTTAACTCGCTCATTTCCATTCACTGTCGGATCATCCAAGTTCGAAATGATCGTGCATGGTGTGTTTTTTCCATTTTTGATATCTGTCAGAATTCTTTTTTTGAAATAAGATGAAGCGTGGTTTAATTTCAGCGTTCCGCTTCCTTCAATACCCGTTACCTTTTTTCCTGAATTCAATCTTCCTGTCTGCGGTACGTCTGTTTTTGTAAATTTGATCGTTGCTTCCAGTGCTGTTGCCTGTGCCATATAATCATTATCGACCCATACTTCTCCCCATGAGCCGTTGATTACGTCATTATCTTCAAATGTCTTCATTTGTACCTCCTAAACTACAATGTCTATATTAAAGTTTTCCATTGCGTCAAGAATTCCCATCTGTGAACTTAAGAAAACATTTTCCCCGGTAAGTGCTTTTTTGATCTGATCTTCTGTCATGTTCACAGTGTCTTCGTTTTTGCTCTCTAGGTATTTCTTGTTTCCTTCGATGTCAATTTCGATTGACGCACTTGATAAAATTGTTCTTGATACAAGTCCATCCAAATATTCTTGGCAATTCGCTAATAGTAAGCATTTGTTGTCATAATTATTCGGATACTGCCCTAACCAGTTGTTTTTGATCGTATCTGTAAGATCGGTCGAAACGTGATCCATCACATCAATCATCTTTATTTTTTTAAAATCATCTGTTTTTGTATCTGATACAGTTGTTAATGAATTGATGCCCCTTGCAACACGGATGTAATCACCATCCCTAAACACAATAAACTCCCCTGCATCAATCTTTTCATCCATTTCTTTTTTGGATAATTTTGTACAGCTTTCTGCATCTTCCAGAACTGTGTACGTGCAGCTCATTGTAAGCGGTGTTCCTGCAAGGATTCCTGCAATCCTTGAGCAAAACTTGTCAGCATCATATTCTTCTCCACTAATCGTCACACTTTCAGTCGTGTAGTTGATAATTCCTTCATCGTTCGCTGTTGTATTTGCAAGAACTGCCTTTACTTTCTTTCCTGATTCTCTTTTTTCTTTGATCCATTTCGTTACTTTTGCTTTCTGATCTTCCTGTAATGCTGATCCGAATGTAAGATAATCGAATTTTACATTGTCTAGTTCATCCAGGATCGTATCAAGATCTGCATATTCAGACTGTCCAAAAAAGCAGATTACTTTCTGCGGCTTTTCTCTTCCACCTTCCATTGCAAACTGGATTTGTATTTTTGCATCTTTTGCAATCGAAGCATCCAGATCATCTCCCGGTCTGTATTCTTTCGGATTCATTCCAGAATTATTTGCAAGGACTAAAGCAACAATTCCGTTGTCATTTCTCTGTTCAAATGTCTTTGCAAGTTCTCTGAATATAATGTTAATGCTTGGCATTCCCATTGTTTAGGTCCTCCTTCATTTCTATTTCTTTCATTAGCGGTGCATCCGATGGCTTGTATAAGTCGTCCAGGAATTCTGAATCAAATGTGATCCGTGGAACATTTCCACGTTCTCCGGTGTATTCCATTTCAAAATTCATGATCGGAACCTTTTTCTTTTCCGTCTGCATCGCAAATAAAAAGATTTGCTTTATTTTTTCAATATCTTTCAATACTTTGATTTCCTGTCCATGCTCGCCTCTTTCATGCATAAGAACAATTTCTACAGCGTAACGCTGTTGATACCTGTTTTTCGTGTATAGCTCTCCATTTTCCGTGATTCGTACAAAGAAACACGGATATTCCATTTGTTCTACGACTCCAAATTCGTAACATGGATAATCAAAGTTCTCATTTAATGCGGCTACGACCGCTTTTTTCATGTCATCAATTGTGATCATAGTCCTGCATCATCCTTTACTCTTTCTAAGACTCTTCTTAGTCGTTCTTCGTGCTTTCCTCCCCAGTTTTTCAAAACTGCTGATACAATTCTTTTTCCAGGGACAAAGCCAACACATTTACCACCATTTTTTAGTTTTTTTCCATTCTTTTTAAATGGCGTTATGATCTCATGACCATTTTCAACCAGATGCCAGTGTGGATTTTTCCTTCCCTCTGCCATGAATTCTTCCAGTATCACACCGTTGATATGCTTTACTGGTCCTAGTCGGAATCCTTTTGTAAGATTTCCTGTATGTTTATCTGTAGCAGATAAAGCTTCTTTTCTTACGGCCTTGCTGAATTCTCTTCCTTCTTTTTTTAATTCTTTTTCTGCATAATCTGGATATTTCTTTGCTACTTTTTCTAGCGTTTCTCTCAATTCATCGAATGTAGCAGTGTCGAATTCAAAATCAATTTCATCTGACATCGTTTTTTTTCTCCATTGTGTCCGAATCGGACACCGATTCTTTTTCTTCTGATACATCTTCCACTAATCCAAGTTTTTTCAGATCATTTACGACTCTTCGATCGTCGCATTCTTTAATCTCATCTTTTTTCATGTTAAACGTACCTACAAATGTTGTTTTCGCTCTTATTTTCATCTTCTACAACCTCCGCATGCAGTATTAGAAACCTATCCGCTTCGTTTTCATTTTCTACCGAATCAATTCCATACATTTGATCCTTGTATCGAATTTTCATGTTTTTATCAATCCCTTTTCGATATCTGATCGTAAATTGCATTTCTTCCGTTGCTTCATTTTTCAGAAGCTTGATTGATTCGGAAGATCGGATCAGGCGAACTTTTGCCCATACTCTGGCAATTAACTTTTCTTTTCTGATTTTTTGTCCAAGTTCATCCTTATCCCATCCAAAACCATAGATCTCTATTTTTTTATTCATGTCTCCGATGTTAATCATCTTCATCCTCCGAATAATTTTCCAATTGTAACTGCAATAAGATCGTTCTTGCAATACACGAAATTTTCTCGTTATTCTTTGTTTCCAGGATAGATCGGTTATCATACAATTGCTGCATGATCAAAAACAGTGCAAGTTTCATCCTTGCACTGTTTTCATCAAACTTTCCAACTGCTGCCGCCACTGTTTCACATGCTGCATCAAACGCAAGATTGAATACGACATCGTCTTCTTCAGCCTTCAGATATTCGCTTGCTTCTTCAAGAAGCTGTGAACGTACATCAGCATCCATTTATCATCCTTTCTGAGCTGTGATAAACTCTTCAATGATCTCATCTTTCTTTGTCTTTGTAATTGTGTAGCTCTTAGTTGTTGCAAGCTGTTTAATTTCGTCTACAGTCATTGCTTCCAGTTCTGATCTTCTGTATTTTTTTGTTGGTTCTGAGATCTGATCTGCCGGAATTTCTGCTTTATATACCGCCATATCATCGACGATCTGGCAGTCTAAACGTTCACGTACTTTAATTCCAGTCTGGTCTTTGCTCCATAAGTCTCCTGCTTCTGTAGAAATTCCGATTGTAAGCTTTTCTCTGTCAAACAGTGTGATCGCTTCCTCGAAGTTTCCGCAATAAATTGGCACCTTTCCAGTAGCTTCATTTTTAATCGTCTTATTAGACATAACTACAACTGGATATGTACCGAATAATAATCTTTTAGACGGATTTGTTACATCTTTCTGTAAGATGTAATTTCCTTCTTTGTCTTTTAATTTGTCCAACCAGTTAAAACCACTTTGGTTCGTTAACGCTTTAGATCCTGCGACTAATGCCGGATCTAATTCGACGTTAAAGATGTTTTTCAGATCATCGACAGATGTTGCTTCAATCTCAAATCCAGCTGTCATTTCATCTAATTTTTTAATAATCAGTGCATTTCTTGTTGCTTTTACTTTTCTGGCGATCCAGTTTTCCAAGTAAGAAATAATATTCTCGTCGGAATCTTCCAGCAATTCATATGTAGCTTTTAAGATTCCACCGAATTTTTTTATCACATACTCAACTTTCTTTAAAACTGGAGTTGCAACATCAGGAAACTGGCTTTCTTCGTCTACTGTATCGAATGGAACTGAATCTGCATTCACTTCGTACACTCTGCTGCCTTTTACCTTTGTTGTGCGTTCTGTCCTTACAATCGTTTCTAAGGCATCTTCGGAACGTCTTAGTGTTCTAATTGTTGTAGAGATATCTGCTGGTACTGTTAAGCCTCCATCTTCGTCAGATCCCTCTTTCATAGCATCCAGCACTTCCATATCTTCCTTTGCAACTGGTTTCTTTTTAAACCCAGCTCTTAAGGCATTGACAAGTGCAGATACGACACTTTTCTTTCCTTTGATTTCGTTTACTTTCCCCTGTGCTGCCTGGTTCTTTACACCTTCTCCTTCTTCCTGTTCCATCTCATCTAACAGATCGTACTTTTCCTGAAGGTCCTTCATTTCTTTTCTTGCTTTTTTCGCATCTTCCAAATTATCCTGAGCAATCAGGTTCTTAATTTCTTCTTTCTTCTGTGTAATTTTTGCCGCAATTTCTCTCTTATCCATTCTGTTTCCTTTCTCCATACTGGTCTAAGCTTTCTAATAGTTCTTTCTTCTCTTTTTCCCTCGCTTGGTACTCGCTAAAAGATTCGTTAAAAATTTCTTTTATATCCTGTCTGCTTAAAGGTTTTTGCTCGTTTTCTCTTTGTGTATCTTTCTCCTTTGCAGTCAAACTCGTTGGAACATTTTTGTAACAAAAAAACATGGAACTTCCAGCACATGCGACTGCATCGTTTGCTTCTTCGACCTTTACATCAAATAGCTCTGCAACCTCTTCTCCGGTTAACCATGTTTCATCGTTTACTTTTTGTTCGATTTCTTCTTTGTCTACCTTGGCTTTTGTCATGTACGTTTGCATGATCGCTTCCTGGCAAGTATCCAGAGATTCTGCATCCTTTCGCAGATCATCCGCATTCTTCGTTGTAAAAAAGTAACTTGCCGACGGTTTATGGATCATGACTGTTGCATTTTTAGGCATTACGATCTCATCTCCTGCCATCATAATTACGGATGCAATACTTGCTGCTAATCCATCGACGTACACTGTCTTATGTGCATTGTTGTGACGTAGCATGTTGTAGATCGCGATACCACCAAACACGGAGCCGCCGCCAGAATTGATATGTATGTTGATATTTTCAGTTCCGTCTAACTGATCAAGGAACTCTTTCACATCTCCCGGTGCCATATCCTCTTCATAGCATTCGCTCTGCCATGTTTCGCTTACAATGTCGCCATAAAAAAACAGATCCGCTGAGGAATCTGTCTGGTTCTTGATCGTCATGGTTCCACAGATTTTTCTGTTTCCATCGCGATCTTTGTTATAAAATTTTAATTCTTTCAAGCACTTGTTTCTCCTTTCTTGTATTGTTCGCCAGCCATTTTGACCGGGATAAAGTTTCCATTCATAAGTAGCACGTCTCCATCCGGATCTCTCGGAAGATCTAACAGTTCTCGTGCTTCATTTACTTTTCGCACTCCGTTCTGGATTCCTTGTGCAAGAATATCCATCTGCGTCTTGGAATCTGTTCGTAGAATTGCTTTTTCATTGAATTTGCACTCCTTGTCAGTTCCTATATACAGCTTATACGTTAGTTCCTCTTCGTATTGTTTCAGAGGAAACAACATTGTATCCACCAAGAATGACAACTGCTGCATTTCTGAATTTGCATAAGATGATTTTTCGTAGTCGTTGATCTGGTTCGGTTTTACTCCGAACGCTGCCGCGATCTGTAGTGCAGAATACTTCTTTAATTCGAAGAACTGTGCATCTGTCAGCTTATAATTTAATGGTTGTAACTGCATACCTGCTGGTACTGGAACAATCTTCCCTGCATTCTTTGGGCCAGAAAGATAATTATCGTACTTCCTTTGCAGCAATTTAATTTTTTTATCATCAATTTCTCCTGAATATTGCAATGCCATAGAAGCTGTCATCCCACCTTTGTACAAATTAGACATGTACTGTTGGCTCTGTGTAGCCCCTTCTACGACATCTCCAAGCATGTCACGCACCGGAATCCCTGTTAATCCATCTAACGTCATCGACGTTTTGAAATGCATTACATCCATTTCTGGAAATACGTACATTTCTCCATCCAGCGGATCTGTATATTGATAATAAATTTTACCTTGTCCGCCAAATATTCCTTTATTGTCATAAATCGGTGTCACATAATTGGATTGCATGATCCAAAGTCCAATATTTTCGCTTCCATTCCTAGAAATCTTTCTTTGTATCCATACATATCCATTTCCGTAATGGTTTCGGTTGTTTTCCACCGTTGCAAAAAATATTGACGGCGTTGTATGCGGATTTGGTCTTTGATTCAACAGTTTCGATGTGCTATCTGGATCTGCTCTGACTCGTCCCTTGCTTTTCTGCCATTCATATACTTTTATCGGCAGTTTTCCCATCGTTTCCGATAAGATTTTCATGCAAGTGTAGTATGTTGCTTCTCTTAGCTCGCTTTTATTTTTGTAACTAATCCCAAGCCACTCTGCAAAATCTTCTTCCGTCATTCCTTTTGTTGGAGATCCGCGGAACCAATTTGTAATTTTATTTATAACGTTTCTCGCTATTCCCATTTGTTTCTACCTACCATTCATTTTCTAAGAATTTATCTAATGCTTCTTCTCTTGCATTCGTAAATTCGTGATATCTTGCTAATTTGTAACCGCATAGTGTAGCATCGACTGGATCAATCCTTTTTGTCGTTGCGTCCTTATCAATTTTGATCAATCCATTATTTTTCTTGATTACTGCATTGCTCATAGAGTAATTTAAAACTGGATTATATAAGTAACATACCGTTCCCATGAACACTTCTTCTCTAAATCCTTGCGTTGCTTCGTTCAATGATTTATGACTTTGATAAACCTCTTCTACGATGTAACCTTCGTCACTTAAATCAATCATGAGCTTGCTTGCATTTGCTGGATCGAAGCAAAGTGTCTGGATATCCAGTTCATTTTCCTTGCAAAAATTAAGAACGTAATCCATGACTACGTTCTGATCTACAATTTCACTGTTTGTTATTGTTATAAATCCCTGTCTTTCCCAGGCATCATATGGAACCTTGTCTTTGAACACTCTTTCCATCAGTTTTTCCTGGTTTGGAATAAAAGAATGTGATAATACAATGTATTCTGTGATCTCTCTACCTGTCTGATCCATCTTTCCATTTCTGTACGGAATTACAAATGCAACTGACGTTAAGTCAATCTTTGCAGACATATCGAATCCGACATAAACTGGCCTTCCCTTAATGTCGATTGGAAGCTTTTTGACTTCACATTTCTTCCATTTTTCCATATTCATGTAGCCATTTTCTTTTTGCTGCACCCACATATTCAGCACTTTTGTCAAAAAGGCTATCATTTTTTCTGGAATTTCCGTCGCAACCTTGTAATCTCCTCGAATTTTATCCCGCCCGGCTGGATATGTCATTCGGATTGGATTTGCCTTTTTCCAGTTGTCTTCATTGCTGATATCATCCCCCGGATCAATTTCCATAATATCAATCAAGTATTCATCGTTATCTACATCAACATTTGGGTCCAATACCTTGCTGCAATAATTGTATTCTTGTGTGTAACAAGGATACGTCAGATCCATTCCTGCCGTCGTAATGATCATCAATAGAGATTCTTTCGTATTTGATCCAAGACCAAGATCAAGGAATTCCGTTGTTTTGTGTTGATGATACTCGTCTACGATCAGTCCTGCTGGGTTTGTTCCATCTCCATTTTGGCCATCATCTTTAGATAATGCTTCGATATAACTTCCCGTTTTTATATGCGTGACTGCACTTTTTGTAAGCTTAAATTTTTTCTTTAATGGCGATCCATTTAGCATCAATTTAGCTTCTTCAAATACAATCTTTGACTGTTTTCTTTTTACTCCGGCCGTGTAATATTCGTATACTTCTTTGTTCTTTGTTGCCTGCACTGAGATCTCGTATAATGCAACACCTGCTTCTTCCTGACTCTTTGCATTTTTTCTTGCAACTTCGACAAAGCTTTTCTTGAACCGCTTATACCCATCCTCTTTTCTTCTCCATCCATAGAGTTGGCACAAATGAAACTGCTGCCAATCAGTCAACTTGATCGGTTTTCCTGCCAGCACTCCCTTTGAATGTCTCAGGAAGCTGAACCATTTGATTATCTTTTGTGCTTCCTGGTCGTCCCAGTAAAAAGAGGCTTCTCCACTTTCTTCCCTTTTCACATCTCTCAAAAATCTGCTGCATGCCTGCTTATGCTTCTTGCAAGAGATTATGTTCCCGCTGATGCAATCTGTCGCATATCTGATCAGCCTGTTCTTGACTGTCATATATCACCAAATTCATCATTGATTTCATTATCGATGCCTTCCCTTGCAATCGTTGCTGCTTTCAGCCTTGAATCTATTGTAAGTCCGCACATCGATGCAAACTTACGCATCTCCTCTGAATACATTTTTTGCAGATCACACAACGGATTTTTAACCAAAATTTCGCCGTTTTGAGTTGGTTTTTCGATCACTTTCTTCTCTTTTTTGAGCTGTTTTGTTATCGAAATATAGTAAGAAAATGCGTTACAATAGCATCCCAGGTTGTTTACATCTAGGTTGCCGATCACATCTATTTCCATTTTTTCAAACTCTTTTACAAGTCGTTTAAATTCATTTTTTGCTGTTGCATCAATCAGCCAAGTTGGCGGTTTTGCTAGGGTTTCCTTGCCTGTCTGCACAAGTCGTTCTTCCAGTTTTTTGTCTTCTTGTTGTGCAACTGTCAGATTCCCTTTTTGTGTTGCGAGCGGTTTTCGTTTTCGTGGCATTTTCTCACTCCTTCCATTTTTCAGATTTTATATTTAGAATTTTGTGAAAAGAAATCTAGGGCGTGCGGTCTATAGGAATGATCAAAACAATTTGACCACCCCTCCCACCTTTGAATTTTCCTTTTTCTTCCATTTCTCTTTGTATCCAAGAAGTAAACGGATGATCTCTTCTTCTCTTCCTTCTCTCATCGCTTTATGCACTATGCCGTGGCTCTTGTCGCTTAGCGCTATAAGATTCTCTCTATCTAGTCTCTTCGTATAGTCTGTTGATATCGGAACAATGTGATGAACCATCGTCGCTTGTATAAACTTACCATCGTGATAGTATGCATAGAGATCTATGTACATGTAATGTGTTAGCACATCTTCTTTTGTCAGTCTCCAAGCTTTTGTTTTATAGAATGCGGCGCGTGTCTTGTTCCTTCTGTGCTGATCGTAGTCCTTATCTCGTTCCTTCTTCTGCTGCCGTCTGATCTGCTTAATGCATTCACATGTTGTACCGGATGGAATTCTTTTCCCACATTTGCTGCATCGTTTATAAATTGGCATTGTATCACTTCCTTCTACTGGACCTCCAGGGACTCGAACCCTGGACCGATCGGTTATGAGCCGACTGCTCTGACCTACTGAGCTAGAGGTTCATAATAAAAAAAGGAAACAAGATCTGCTGCCGTATAGCTTACATTCTCGTTCCCTTTTTAATTCATGCTACTATAATAGCACTTTAAATTGTATGTGAGTCCCTCTCTTCCCTTTATTTTCTTTATTTTACATTTCTTTTCATTTTAATTCTTTTATCGAATCGTCTATATATGCTTCGATTGTCGTAAATCCTCTTCTATTGTCATACCCCTTTCTTTTCAATTCCGCTCTTACTTTTATTAATTCTTCTTTTACTCCTTCTAGAGCAATTTTAGCTCCAATCTTCATATCTTCGTTCATATTCTTCTCCCTTCTTAATTGTCTAATTTCTTTGATAAGATGTAGTAGAACTTTCTCCTCTTTTCGTAGAAGTAGTTCCTTCCAGCTGGTATATTCATCACCGTTTTCAGGTACTTGTATGTTATCCCTTCTTCTGTTACTGCTTTGAGTATGTACTTGTACAGTTGCTGATCTGCTTGCTTCGCTGACTCTTCTATCATCTTGTAGTTCTTCTTTGCCCATGCTCTTTTGATTGCCAATTCCTCTGTTGCACTCTTTGTTACTCCAGATCCTGTCGTATCTCCAAACTTAGGACTTCCTACAGTATTTGTTTTGTATCTAAGAATGTCCTTAAATTCTTTGTATCTCATTGCAAAATGATACGCTTGATAAAACGCGTGATTGCTTATGTCCCATTTCTTTTCTGATACCGGTCTTATATTCTGCATCCTATCTCCTCCAGTCGACGATCTGCTACCTTTTCCGTCCAGTTTTTTGTTTCATCGCTTTTCTTCTGTAGCATTTTAGTTTCGTTTCCGAATAAAATTTATTCTTGTCTTCTTTCTTCTTTTGTCTTACCGCCTGCATGCTTAGTTTCCAAGCAACAAATTCTGTGCATTTTCTCCTGCATTCAATTCTCTTTTCTCTTTCTCCGCCGTGGTCGCATTTCAAGCACGGACAATCTCTATATCCCATCTTTTTTCTCCATCTATGATTTTCTCGAATGGTTTTCCTGCCCAAGTTATACTCAGTACACTTCTTTCGTCAAAATATAACTCTTTATCTGGTTTTCCACTTTTTTTATATGTTACATAATAATATTTTTCACATTCTTCGAATGCCAAATAATAGCGTTGATAATCTTTTAATTCTTCTGCACTTGCTTTTCGCAGATATCCTTCCACCTCAATTCCACCAAACAAAGTGATTTCCACCCATATTCCATGTTTTAAAAAGCATTCCAACACATCTTTTCTCATCTCTAGCCCTATCGTTATTAACATTTATTCCTCTTTCTTTATATACTTTAATTTGCTCTTTATGTCCTTTATTATGTCTATTATCAGCATCACCATGCACGCGCATTTCATGAATTGTTCCATCCTCTTCTGGCTCCTTTCCTTCTTCTTGCATTTCTATTTTTTGTTCTATTATTTTCATTCGTTGCTGCACGTTATCTGTTTCTTGTTTTGTTAATGCTGCTCCAACCGAAACTGCCATTAATACCGTTAATATTAAAAATTTTAGGCTTTGATATGTATTCTTTTTGTAATCATAATAAAAATGCATTCCTGCATCTATTATCATTACTGTAATAAGTGCTTTAATTAATAAGTCGTTCATTTTGTCTCCTAACATTCAATTTTAATTTTGCTCATTTTTCTTATCTTGTCATAGGTTTCATCCGCCAACCGATTAACTCTATCCATATCCTTTATAAGCTTATCTAGTTCTTCACGCTCTACAGATACCCTAACTTTCACATCTGATGTCTTGTTTTCATGTACGATTGCATTCCCCAACATTCGCATTGGTCCGCCACCGCAACACAAACATCCTTCTCCATCTTTTCTTTTTCTTTTATATACATGCAATCTTCCGCAATTTTCACATCGTACAACCAAACATGTATTTTTTTCTTCGTCTCTTTCAATTATCTCTTTCAATTATCATTTTCTCCTATAATCTAGTTAACGGGCACTTCATACAAGGACTGTCATCCGCAAATAAATCTTCTCTGTCATCTACAAGCGTTGGATATTTGCAATATTCATCGCACATCTCCTGCTTTATTTCTTCTAGTATGTCAGTTATCGTTTTGCTTTTCTCGTGTTCTTCTTTTGTATCCTCTGTAAGTTTTTTAGTATTTTGTAATTCCTTTGTCATCGTTTATCCCTCTCTTTTGCTGCTGCGCAAAGTGACATCGCTGTTGCACCTAATATCATCCCGATAATTATTCCAATAATAAGCTCTACCATTTTCTTTCCATTCTTTTTTCGTTATCATTTTCTTTTTTTATTTCTTTTGTTTCGAATACTTCAATTGCTAGCATTCCGTTATCCATTCCGTTTGGCACATATTCTACATTTACATCCAATCCTTTTTCTGCAAGGTATTTAGGTATGTCAAAATCTCGCCCTTGTGTAAACATATTGATTTTTCCTAGTCTGTTTCTAATTGTTGCCATTATTTTCTACCTCCTCATTCATCATTCCTCCATGTATTTTTATAATTACATCAACCAGGTTTGCTGGTACGTATGCATATATTGTTTCCAATAAATTTTCCGAATCTTCTGCATATGGTTTTAGAGCTTCTTCCTCTGCATTTAGCACTCCGCATTCTACACATACATATCTTTTTCCGTTTTCCCATTCTTCGTCGCTAATAATATGCTTTGGGATGCTATTCATTCCACGGCCAACTTGTACGCTCATCCTGAATCCATCTTTGCATATAATCCATGGTAGCGAACGGATATCATCATTTTTTTCATAAAACGCTTTTATATATTCGTTTATCTTCATTTTCTTCTCCTATTCATACCTTCCAGCACCTGCTCCGTATCTATGCCATCTTGCTTCTTTCTTAACTTTCTTTTTCCTTCTATTTGCCATCCTTTTTTCAAATTCATCGATCAATATATATCGATATTTGTTGTCCCAATACTCTAGTAATTGACTACTGATTCCTGTTTTCTTTGACATTGTTTCATATGTGATCCCATCAAACAGCATTTTCGATACAATACTTTTTTTGTATTCTTCGCTGTATTTGCTGCGATTGTTATGATCTACATTTTTTATTTCTTCGTCTTTGTATTGTTTTACCCATTTTCTTAACGCTTGTACTGTTATTTTTGTTTTCGCGGCAAATTCCTTCCTTGTCATCCCTGACGCTAATAATGTTCTTACGATTCCTCGTTTAAAATCTTCTGTGTATTGCATAGTTTCGTTTCAGACAGCTTAGTTCTTTGCCTGAACCAATGTATTATTCGTGATCACTGTTCTGTTTCTTTTTGCCTGATCATATAATTCATTGTGATTCTTTCTTTTTAGGTTTTGTATTAAAAAAATAATTGTAAAAACTAAATCTGGTATATCGTTAAAAGTTACATCATAATAGAATCTGAAAAAATATGTTTGTGATTGGCTCGTTGTTAATAGTTACTAAAAGAATCTTAATCAGGTAAAGAACTAAGCTGTCTGTTCTCCTTTCCGCCTGCTGCCTTTTCCCGGCAGTAGGCTAATAGATCTCATGGCTTATACATGACTTTTTGTTTCTTATGCGTTTGTTAATAGTTGCTTGTGGTATATTGCAACTGGTTCCCACCAGTAGTGCATTATTTCATTGTGTCCGATTCGGACACCTTTCTTTTTCGGACCTTTTGCTTTGCTATAAATCTTTTTAGTGGTTGTCCATTCATTTTTCTTTTGTTATTCCCCTTGTTATGCAGTTTTCTCTTTTGCTTTCTGTTTGCACATAATTTAATTTCAACTACTTTCGGATGTATTTTCCCTCTAATTCCACACACGGCCCAAACATTCTCTGCTTCTCCCGTCTTCAGTGCAGCCTTTTTGATTTGCGTTAATTCTGCAATTTTTTCTCCATCTGCAAACATTATTGCTTTTCCTGGCACTTCCTCTTTTTCTTTCAGTTTCTCTTTTATATGGCTTTCATATCCTGGACGCGCATTGATCGTTCCATCTTTTCTGAGTCCTGCTGTTATCTTTCTAAACGCTTCTCTTATCTTCTTTATCCCTTCGATCATCGTTCCTTCCTTTCTGCAAATTCCATGTTCTCCGCCACAATCTCTGTCGTGTATACTTTTGTTCCGTCCGTTTTTATGTAGCTTCCTGTCTGGATTCTCCCTTCCAGTGCGATCTTAGTTCCTTGATTCAAATACTTATCTGCAAATTCTGCGTTTTTTCCAAATGCAACACATCCGATAAAATCTGCGTCCTGCTGCCCTTCTCGCTTAAATCTGCGATCTACTGCAAGTGTGAACCTTGCTATACATAGATCTTCCTCGTTCCAGCTTATCTCAGGCTTCCTGGTTAATCTGCCCATTAGTATTACTTTGTTCATGCAACCTCCTAAATCGTGTATGTATCATTCTTCTGTGCTTCTATATCTGCCATCGTCTTAATGATCCCGATTGCATTTCCTTCTGCATCCATTACCACGACTATCTTTTTCTCTTCTCCTTCCATATGCACATCTGCGACTCCGTACATACGTCTCTTTCCGAATTTCTTTATCGCACTCTGCCATATCCACGTTTTTTCTCTTCCGAAGTCAATTACAGCATTTGCGATCTCTCCACTAAATGTGATTGATTCCTTTATGATCGTGGCACTTCTTGTTTCATCTACTACGTCATATGGATTCAGTTTTGCCAGGTCCTCATTTTTTTCATATCGCTTTGGATTTAGCATCAATATTTCCTCCGGAACATACACTCCATATGTTCCGTTATAAATCAATACATGTGTCCCATACTCGCAGATACTATATTCTTCGCGGTCTTTAATTGCATCTATCTGAACTTTATCTCTTATATCCATGTTTATCTCTCCTTTTCATCCAATCCTAAAATGCAGTAGCCTTCTTCCAGCCCTTTAAATCCTTCCAGGACATAGATCACTTGCTTTTCTGTTACTCTTCCTGTCTCTTCTCCGTCATTCATTTCGTGCAGTTCTATGATATCCCCGATCTTATAGTTTCTATCATTTTTTTGTAGCTCAAACGATTTCTTTCCTGTGTCTACTGCATCGAAAAACATGCTTGCAAGTTTTAAGCGGTGTCTTCGCTCATCTGATCTGATTTCTGGCACTTCTACTTTGTTTGTTTGCGGAATCTCCACACGTTCCGTCTTTTGTTCTTCCGCTGCATCAACATCGAATTGAATCATTTCGCTGATCACATCTGCCATTTTGTTAACTGTCTTTTTAACAATTTCCTCGAAGTTATTTTTGCATAGTTTTATATGACCTTTTTCACAGCTATACCACCCGTCGAACCCATTTGATCCACATAACGTTCCGCCAGAGTGTTTATACCAAGTCTTCATGTATTCTTTTAATTCGGATAAATTCTTTATTCCTTCACTACGAACTTGTCTTTGAATTCTCTCTGCAAATGCTTCTAATGCCTGTTTTTCTAATTCATCTTGCTCCGGACAATATTCTGGAAAGTCTCTTTCCAGTTCCATCTGTCCTTCAATTTGCGTTTCTTCCTCTTCTTCGGTTTCATCCGCTTCTGCTTCCTGCCTTGATTCCTTTAGATCTGCTTCTTGTTGTTCTTCCAGGATGTGTTGTTTGTACTCTCTTATCTTCTTGACAGTTATGATCTTATCCGGATACCAGCTGTAGATCTCTTCCTGTTCATCTTCTTCCAGTCCTGCGATCTCTACAGCTACAGAAAAACTAATTTCCTGTTTTTCTAACAGTTTTCTCAGCTCTGGAATCAAATTATTGTTGATGCTCATTGCATTTGCGATCTGTGTCGGTTTTTTTCCAAGAATCTTTGCTGCTATGTCTCTCAGTCTTCCAGATTCTAGATCGTAGCCCATTATCTTCTCTCCTGCTGCCTTTGCATCTTTCAGTGCATCCGTCAATAATTTGATTCTTTCCAGTTCTTTTTCTGGTGTTGCTTTTCTGTAACTGTTGGAGATGCATAGCTCTATGATCTCTTCATTTTTGCTTCGTGGCTTTCTGATCTGGCATGTTGCTTCCCTAAATTCCTGGAGATCTTCTTCCTCTACCAGTTTCTTTAATGCTCTCCATCTTCGTTCGCCACCGATCAGCTTGTATTCTTCTCCGCTCTGGTTAGGCTCATACATAACTTCTAACGGCTGTAGCAGTCCAAGCAGCTTAATCTCTGCTGCCTTTTCGTCAATGCCGATCTGATCGCTTATGTTATCCTCATTGGCGTAGATATTGTAGATGTCTATATCTTTTGTTCTGAATCGTGCCTTGGGCTTCTCTTCTATCCCTTCTTTGCTTGTCTTATTCAACATGTCCATGACGTTAAATCCTGCCATGTTTCTTCCCTCCTTTCTTAGTCAACCTTCTGAAATCTTCCAGTCTTCTTATTTCTTCTCTTTGATTCAATGTACTCTTGGGCTTCGTTCCACTCTTCTTCCGTCATAATCTCTTTGATCACGTTGTTATAATCCTTTGCTGCATTACTGCTCTTTGACATCTCTGAAAGCGGTCTAAATGCTGTTTCTGCCTTTTCTGCAACGACCGACCTTCTTATTTCCGTCTGAAACATTTTTTCCTTGTATGTGTCTCTTAGCCATTTAGCTGTATCCTTATTGGTTTGGTTTCCTGTCTTCATGGTCATTAGTATCCTGATCTGCTGCCCTTCGTGAATTCCTTTTGCCTGTTCAATCATATTTTCAATTGCTTCGATTCCATAACCGCCTGCCTTCACTGGAATTATCAACAGTTCTGATGCTTTAACCACATTTAGTACTGTTACATCTAGTAATAATCCACAATCGCATATTACGTAATCATATTTATTGTGGATAGCTTCTGAATTAAGCATCTCTTCAATTCGATCTATTTGATTATCCATGCTGTATAATAGCTGAGCATTTGCCTGCATGAGCCACATGTTTGCCGGGATAATGTCAACATTCTCATACCGTGTGTGCCTGATCGTTTCTTCTACGCTCTGCTGCTCTAATAAGATTCCTGCGAGTCCTTTTTCATTTGGTTCATAGACCCCCATCGTCCTGGAAGCATTGCCCTGCGCATCTGCATCCACCATTAGCACTTTCTTTCCGTATCTTCCCAGGAGATACGCCAGTGACGTTGATGTGGTCGTTTTTCCAACTCCACCTTTTAAATTTCCAACTCCAATTACTTTCATGGTTTTTTCCTCCTAATATGGCTATTTATTTTTTTGCTTTTCTTTTTTCATCTTTTACCCAGTTGATGAATTTCTTTTTGCATTCCATACAAACATCATATTCATGTCTGGTTCTTACATCCCTGATGGTAAAATTGTTTTCCGTTACCTTTATTTGGTAATACGAGTCTCTTTTTCCGCTAATAGTATTTGACACTAAATAAGGCGTAAAGAATTCACCACATATATCACATTTCCTTGCTATCATTCTATCGCTCCTCTTTCTTGTAATCGGTTTCTTTGTAAAACCTCATTTCTGTCATTATGCTTCCTGGTATCCTTTTCACTTCTATCTTGTATCCTTTTTCTGTGGCTTTTTCGATATATTCTTCGACAGACATTACTTCTTCCATCCTGTCCGAATAATCTAGCATCCCTATAAATTTGATTGTTTTTGCCATCTTTTACTCCATTTCTGCCATTGTTTTGATCACTTTGTTGTTCTCGATCGGCATGGCGTCCTGTTGATTTAGCTTCACATATTCTTCAATTACTTTGAGCGCAATCTCCTGGCTGTAGCAGACCGCAACGAAGTTACCATATTCTGCTGCCCGTCTCAGAAATTCCTTCTGTTCTTTTGACAGCTTCCCGTCTCCATATTTCATTTCGATGTACAAAGATGCATACTGCCCTTTCGGCACTGGAAGATGCAGATCAGGTACGCCTGCCTTTACTCCCTGTCGTTTCAGGACTGCTGCACTTACGTGATCACGCTTCCCGCCATTCGGGCAGTGATGCAATAGTTTCAGCTCTGGATAACGATTCTCCATGAACTTACAAATTGTGATCACTGCTTCTTGTTCACTTGCTTCTGTTCTTAGCATGTACTGTTGTCTTCTTGCTCTGTTCATTCTTTACCCTCCATCGTCTATGTTCCAGGATCTGTATCCGTTTTGAACTAAAATGTACTCTACAAATTTATATCCTCTTTCTGTACTTCCTTTTCGCACTCCACCGTTGTTTTCATCGTGGCGCTTATCTATGTAGTATCCTTTTGGACTTTTTGCATCCTCTCTGAAGAAATCACATTCCCAAATCACATCTTTCTCAATATGTGGCTGTTTTAAATTCCTGGATGGGGGAGTATGTCTTACCCCCGTATTTCTCCATTTTTTTACGTCCTTTTTCTTTTACCAGGTAGGATGCTAGTTTCCCATATTGCCCTGTGTCGTCAAGAAGCCTGATATGGATTCGTCCACGATCCCAGCATTTTTTTATTGTTTTTGTATCCATGCTTTCGATTACCATGTGTATATGTCTTGCACCTTTATCTCCTGTTTCCAGTACATACACATACTTAAATTCTTTTCCAATCTTTTTATACTGCTTCCTTAGATCTCTGATCAGCTTGTCCTTTTGCTTTAACATCTCTTTGTATGTGTCTGGTCTTTCGTCCTTTCTGTAAGAGAATGTTATGAACATGTCTCCTGCTTGGAAGTTGCAGTTTAATTTCCATCTCAGCTGCTCTGTTTGTCTTCTGATGTTTACTTCTTCTTGCTCTGGTCTACTTAGCTCTCCAGTTTTTGCTCTCTTCTCCTTTGGTTTATGCTTTCGGCTATAGTATTTCTTTATCTCTACTGTCTTACCTGCGTACACTCTCCTAATCCAATATGGCATCTTGTCTCTCCTCTTGGTACTGTTCGTTTAATCTATTAGTATTTACTCAAACTTAATACTTTTATCAAGTCGGAAAAGCGGATTCGAACCGCTTACTTCCTTGCTTTTTTATCTTCAATTTGTTACAATATATTTGTGGTTTTTAATCCACAATATGGCATTGAAAAAGCATCCCGATTTACTGTTCCGGGATGCTTTTTTCTTTTACCATTTCTTCCAATCTCTCCGGATCATCACATATGTCCTCGTATTTTCCAAGCTTGTCCACAATGTCCCCGATCGCGCAGTTATTATCTACTCGGATCAAAGACGCTCTGTATGTATAAGATTTATGATTTCTCATCGTCAATCTCATCTTGATCTCCTTATTCTAAATGCTGTCTGATCGTTATTAGTCGTTCACGTAATTCTTCTGCTTGCTCTGCATTCATTCCGCAAAATTCCATTCCATCTAATCCTTTTTTCATTCCGATAATCAGAACATTTCCATTGATCGGATGCCCATGAACATCTGTTTCGTATAGATATGACGCAATTGGATTGACCTGCGCCGTTTCATGATACAAATACTCTTCATCTACAAGCATCATCACTGGATACTGTTCTTCTGTTAGTGTGTACAGCCTTTTTGGATGCACAGCTTCTACAATTTCACATTCTTTTCCTATTAGCTTATAAAACTTATGTAGCTGCTCCATATTCGTTCCTTCTGGATAATCAAGCATCAATACTTTATCGCTCATATTTTTATCATCAAAGATGTCAATATTTGCTCCATCCTTGATCAGAATCATTTTTCCTGTCTTATCACTCATTTTTTGCTCCTTTACGCATATCTACGATCATCAATTTTCCTACGATTTCTTTTTGATCAAGCTCCAGGATATACCTGTCTTTAAATTCTATATAATTAATCAGCTCATCTGCCATTCCTATAGCAGAGTCTTTCTTTATGTGCTCAATATTTCCATCTCTATATAATTCATTTGGAATCACAGTTTTTTGATATACTATTTTAATGTTTTCCAGTATTTCAACTGCTTTTCTCATTGCAGAGATTGTCGGATTTTCCCCCAGCAAATCTCCTCCCATTATTCCATGCATCTTCATTTGCTCATCATATCTTTCGAGATTATTTTTCAGCACGCTCACAGCTGTACTGACATTCATCTTGCTTTCTTCGTTCCTCTCGTGATATAATTTACGTGGACTTTTATTTATGCCTTGGGAGTTAGCTATGCTACTTCCTGGGCCTTTTTTATTTTCACTCATCACTATTTTTTCTCCTCTTTATACTTGTATGCTTCTACTGTCGTTGAGCTATGTAGGGCTTCTTGCACTTTTTTTGCCATTTCTTTTCCTGATTCATCTAGCCCCCCCTCCTCTTCCAGGAGATCTGCAACATATCTTAATACTCCAATCGTAATGTGTACTGTTGCGTCACATAACGGAGATATGTACTCGTTTACATCTCTTGCTGCTTCTACACATGCTTCCTGCAGCGTTACCACCGATGCTATATTCATTCCATTTTCCTTCAATCTCATTGACTTCTCTATCTCGTTTAATAATTTCATTTGCATTGGTCCCATTTTATGCTTGTCCTTCCTGCCCGGAATCTCACCGGGCTGTTTTCTTTTCTTTTGCTCCGATGGCTCTGATCACTGTCACTGCCATCATCTTTTTCTGTTCTTGTGTCAGTTCTCTTACTTCTTTGTCGTTCACAAATCGTCTTACCTTATATTCTTCCATAGCGTTCCCTCCTCTCTTCTCAGTCTATTTGTATCTGCTTGTCTGTTATGCAGCATTCGTTGGTGTGTTCTCATCCATCTGCTGACGTGCAGCCAAGATCTCGATGCTCGCCTTTACGATCGCCAAGGATTCCTTGTCCAGTTTCTTAAGATTCTCCACTGTTCTTTCAAACATGTCTTTTCTTTTCTCTGTCATATTTTTCACCTTCTTTCTTTTGTTTCGTTGTTCAGATGGATTGACACTCCGCCCGATTTATTCACATATAGATAAACGATTAATTGGGGAGGCTCCGCGTGGTTTCGGAGCTAAGGATTTCTTTTTGGATCGCAGTCAGGAATCGCCTGCATCTCGATCGGACAGAGTGTCAATCCATCTGTTGTCTTATTTGCTATTTACTTTTTTCCTGTGTTGCCAAAACAGTATTCTCCTTGTCTATTTACATCTTTCTTCCTATAATGAACTTACAGGACACTGCCACGTCCAAGTAAATAAGGAAGGAGAACACTATTTTGGCAACACATAAAGAGTTATCTAATTTCACGAATGAGAAGTTATCTGAATATCGAAACTTTGAGTTGAAAATTGCTAAATTAAAAGCTGACCTTACTGTAGAACAAGCTAATATGTCAGTACCTCAATCTATAGCTGATAAGCTTGATAAGTTATATGATCAATATCCAGAAGCTCCAAAGCCAAAGAATTACATCATTTCTGTTATTCTTGAATCTTTATTGGTAGCAATAGCAGAAAAGATTTCTGACGTTTTGATTGATCAAGCTTTAAAAATTATCACTGAATTCTTAAATAATTTTGTTTTATAATTTCTCAACTCTCCGATATTGCTTCGGAGAGTTCTCTTTTTATATTCTCAAAGAATTCTTCCTCAGATCCAATTAGTCCACTGCATACAAACTTTAATATTTTTCCTTCATCCTGTACCAACACCAAATTCCCACATACATTCATTATGTTTATAGTTTGCTTCACTAGATTTTTAAATTCTTCTTCTTTGTTCTCTTTTTTTGCCTTCTCTTTCTCTTTGCGTATGATTTTTTTGGCTAATTTTAAACGAACTTTATATAATGTTCTTATTAATCGCCTTGGTTCTCTTAGTTTTACTGGGTATTTTGTTTTAATATCCAACGAGATCCCATTTTCATCCTCATCCACAATAACGCTCATGCTTTTCATACGGTACAGTTTTATTGTTCCGCCTACTAAATCAACGTTATATCCTGCTTCGTCTGCAATCTTTTTTGTCGTTATACTGCAATCACAGTTGCATGATTCTATATCTGGACAGTTCTTGCATGGTTCTGTAAAATCTGCCTTTTTCCCTTCTGCTGCCTGCATTCTTAAAGAATCCGTATGTCTTAATGCACATCTGATTCCTATGTCCCTGATCTCTTGCTCTGTCAATACTTCACCTTCTTTCCTGGTTAAGATCACGTTGAAATTTCTCCGGTAGATTGCTTGCGTTCAATCCCATATCCAAGCCAGTAATCTGTTGGAGTTTTTTCATGATCACGTCATAATTCATTTTTCCATTTTCATTTTCAAAAGACTTTTCGCATTCATTTTTATATCTGCAATATTGGCATCCGTAAAATATCCAACCTTCTGCAAACACTGAACTTTGAATGATTCTTGCAATGCAATAAATGTCCTTTTCTGTTAGTTCTGTTTTTTCTATTATTTTTCACTCTCCTTCTTGATATTTCCATTTATTTCCTTTATACTCATAAGTACAATGTTACTATTGTTTCAACCAAAAGGAGTTTAAGTATGGCTACTTATAAAATTTCTGACATCCTCTTAAAACTTGCTGAAATGATTGAGGATGATCACACCTTTGTTGAATTAAATGAATACCCGGAAGAAGACGATTCACCAGCATTTCTGTCTTTCAATGTTCCTGTTGAATGTGAACGTCCGGATTTTGATGTTTCTGATTACGAAAGTATTGATGCATGTGATCCAAACGATCCTGTTTCTAACGATCCAATCGCTATTTCCCAAGATAGCCTTTGCCCTAATGTGCTTTTTTCTTATGACGAAATTTCAACGCTTGAACTGTCTCTTAAGAATTCTATTGAATATCTTCAAAATTTTATTGATAGTCCCAATTGCACTAGAGATGAAAAGGATCATTATCGCCCTGTTATCATTGCTTTCAGAAACTTGTTGCCTAAAATTCAACGTTTCTTAAAATCTCAGCCTACTATTTAGCATCTTTCTGTGTTCCTGGATAAGGTTCTCTAATATAAATAGTCGCTGGTTTTTTCTCCAAATCCGTTTTGTATTTTTCACATACGGTTTGGAGAATTTTTTTATCTTCTTTTAAATCTTGAATCATTTCTTTCATTTCCAAATACTTCTTTTTTGAGATCCACATTCTTTCTCATCTCCTTTCCTGGTGCTTCGTTATCTTGTTGCTGTATATCATTTTCTTGACTATGTGGATATTATACATTGACTTCGTGGGATTTGTCAATACGCTTTATTTAATTTTCTTGACTATGTGGGATTTTTGTTTTATACTTTTCTCATAAATTAATAACAGAAGGAGGTGAGCAGAACTGAATACTCGAATAAAAGAACTTAGAAAAACGTTAAAATTAACTCAAGAAGAATTTGGATCTCGTGTTGGTGTCAAAGGAAACACTATTGGAAATTATGAATTATCATTGCGTAATCCTTCTGATGCTATTATTCATTCGATGTGCAGAGAATTTAATGTAAATGAAACTTGGCTCCGATCCGGAAAAGGCGAAATGTTTCTTCCTCAAGAAGATGAAGTTTCTGAAATTGTATCTCATTTGCTGGATGAATCGAATCCTTTTTATGACATGATCCTGGACATCATGCATACTTTTAATAACCTGGATGATAAAGGTCAGGAAATTATTTGTAATTTCACGTCAGATCTTGTTGATAGAATGGCAAAAAGGAATAAACAAGACAATTAATTTTTACACTAAAGATAGGAGGATACTATGGCAATAACTATTTCTTTCAATCAAGATACTGGTTCTATATCTGTTGAAGATTATAATTTCAAAAAGATTGAACGTCATAAAGGTAAAAGTCTTTTAGATTTTCCAAAAAATTATATTGTGATCGATATTGAAACAACTGGTTTGGATACTTCCATTGACTCTATTATTGAGATTGGTGCCATTAAAGTTGTAAATAATTCTGTAGAATCGACATTTTCTTCTTTGGTAAAACCTCCAGCTCTCGAATTTGATCCTGAATTTGACGATTGTGATTTTTTATTTAATAGTACTGGTCAGAAATATTATTATATTGATTCTTATATCACTAACTTGACTCATATCACTAATGAAATGCTTGACTCTGCTCCAGAGCCACAATCTGTATTAAAAGAATTTCTTGATTTTATTTCCAATGACATTCTAGTTGGTCATAATGTCAATTTTGATATCAATTTCTTGTACGATAGCATTTTGAAATATTTCAATCGAGAATTACATAATGATTTTGTTGATACTTTGAGGCTTTCAAGAAGATTACACAAAGATCTCACACACCATAGATTAGCTGATATGGCAAATTATTATCAAATTGATGTTCCAGAAGCACACCGTTCTTTGGCTGATTGTGTCACAACGAACGAATTGTTTCATCGATTACAAGATTCTATGATTGAAAAATATGGATCTTCTGAGAATTTTACTGAATCTATTAAAAATCAATATAGTGGAATTGATATAAATTCAATAACTACAACTAACACAGACTTTAACCAATTTCATCCTTTATATCAAAAAGTTTGCTGTTTCACTGGAAAATTAGAAAATATGCCACGAAAAGACGCAATGCAGCTTGTCGTTGATCTTGGTGGTATCGTGGCTAATTCTGTAACCAAGAAAACTAATTATCTTATTCTTGGCAATAATGACTACTGTACTCAGATCAAGGATGGTAAAAGCAATAAACAGAAGAAGGCTGAAAAATTAAAATTATCCGGACAAGATATAGAAGTAATTTCAGAAAATACATTTTATGAAATGCTAAATTTTGAAGCATAAGGATTTGAATTTCAAAGAAGGAAGACGATTAGCCTTCCCTCTTGATGTGATTTCTGATGATGATAAAGATTCTTTTCAAGAATAATTCATCATTGATGTGCATGATCATTTGATTGATCTGTTGTCTATACCACTCTTTCATCTCTTTATCCTCCTCTCTCTGTATTATAGTCTTTTCAGAGTGTACTGGAAGATGTTGGGATGATATGTCCAATATGTTGGACATCATGGTGTAACATTATATGAATACAAATCCTCTGGAGCTACCTGCAATGCTTCTGCAAGCATGCAGATCGTTAATAATGTCGGTTCATAACGATTGTTTTCGATATTGTTGATCGTACTTTTACTGACTCCGGATAATTCAGCAAGTTTCCTGCTGCTGATTCCTTTATCAGATCGGATCTGGTAAAGATGATATTCAATTTTAACATTCAAGTCTGTACCTCCTGGTATATCTTTAGAGTGTACAGTATTGTAATTTAATATTAACCATTTTGCTGATATCGGGAAAATGGTAAAAAAATACCGCCCAGCTGGTAACTAGGCGGTATTCAGAAAAACACTTGCACCTGTCAAGAACAGATGAAATACTTTTCCCTCAACAAGTAAAGTATATCATTTTTTCTTGGCACCCGGCAAGGGTGTATTTTTTGTACAAATTTTTAATATTTTATAAAAAGGAAAAGGTGATAACATGAAAAAAATTGCAGCTGCTTATATAAGAGTCAGCACGCATATGCAAGAAGAGCTGTCTCCTGATGCACAGCTTAGATGTATTAGAGACTGGGGAAATGTGCATGGTTATTATATACCAGACGAATATGTTTTTATCGATAATGGAATTTCTGGAAGAAAAGCAAAAAAGCGTCATGATTTCTTGCGAATGATCGGATTGGCAAAAACGAAGCCTGCTTCTCCTTTTGAAGCAATACTTCTTTGGAAATTTAATCGTTTTGCACGAAACCAAGAAGAAAGCATTGTTTATAAATCTATGTTACGCAAAAAATGCAATGTTGATGTAATCAGTACTACTCAGCAAACAACAAAAGACATTTATGGAGATCTTATTGAGCGTATCATCGAATGGACTGATGAATTTTATTCTATCCAGTTAGGGGAAGACGTTTTTCGTGGTATGACAGAAAACGCCCTTCGCGGAAATTTCCAGGCATCTCCGGCTTTTGGATACAAGGTAGAAAAAGGACTAGGACTAGTCATTGTTGAAGATCAGGCAAATATCGTTCGCATGATTTTTAATTTATATGCCAATACTAGGATGGGATTTTATGAGATCGCTCGTCATTTGAATCGCTTAGGCTACAAAACCAAGAAAGGTGGAGCTTTTGAGGCTCGCGCAATTAGGTATATTATCCAAAATCCAATCTATAAAGGATACCTTAGATGGAATTATGCAAATGGTACTACACGTGTTGTTAATGATGAAAGCGAATGGATTATTGTAAAATCTCCACTAGTTCCTATAATTGTGTCTGAAGAACTTTGGAATCGGGCAAACGAACGTTTAAAAAATGAGTATCGTCCTAAAAACGGAAAACCTGTAACAAAGCATCGACATTGGCTGTCCGGTCTTGTTAAGTGTTCTTCCTGTGGTGCTTCTCTTTCTACGTCTGTGCAATACCGTCATGATCGCACCTACATTAATTTTCAATGCTACAAATACCTTAAAGGAAAATGCCTGGTTTCTCATGGAATTTCTGAAAAGAAGCTTGTTCCATTGGTTTTAAATGTCTTGAAAGAAGATATGAGTAAATCTTACATAGAGTGCGAACGTATAGAAAAGGTTGTTGAAAATCAACAGGATATCCTAGATGTTCAGTTGAAACGTTTGGCTACCAGAGAAGCACGAATTAAAGAAGCATATTTGAATGGTATTGATTCTTTGGCAGAATATAAGGCTAACAAGGAAGAAATTCAAAAAGAACGTGAGTTTCTTCTTCAGCAATCACAGGATCATAACAAAACGGAAAAGGAATCTAACGAACTTCCCAATAAAATTCGCGGTGTTTATGATATACTGGTATCTGATCAATGCAGTAAGGATGAAAAGCAAGCTGCAATCCGTTCGATCGTGAAAAAAATTGTATTTGACAAAGAGAATAAAACATTAGATTTTCACTATTACATAAAAGAAGATTAGATCATTTCAGATTTTTTAGAAATCATGTATATTGTTTTTCCGAGATACATATGCTATAATGCCAGTAGGCAAAATGATAGCAATGTTTCAAGTTGAAACAAAAAAGAAAAAAACCTCAGTACGGCAATACTGGGGTTTTTTCTTGTCTATAATGGGACAAGATCCACGGTTAGGTTGTACGCTATTTATGCCTGTCTAACCATTTGCATAGGTAGTAGGCAACTACGCTAGCCAATACAGACATAATAAATGATAGCAAATTTTCCAAGCTGAAACCCCCTTTCTGTTGCCAGATTGGGTGCGACAACATTGATATGTTATCACAAAAGTATTTTTTGTGCTATACTTAATTCATATAGCTACATAATTTTTAGTCTTTTCTTATTTACTTTATACGCACTTGCAGAATGGATGACACAGTGGGGCTCTAAATACTTAGGTGATCAGGGATATGCTCCGATTGAGATCTTGAGATATTATTATGGAGAGAGTATGTACATCAATACCGCAGAACAGATTTCAGGAATTCCTTCTTCCTGGCCGGGATATGATCTGACGATCGGCAGCAGAGGAGATAAGGTTCGACAA